AAAGCTGACCGAGGAGCAGAAGATCCCCCTGTCGGTCGATGACTCCCAGGCCATGAGCGCAATCGCTGCCATCGATGCGGCTGCCAGTGCTCCCGTCACCAAGCCAGTTTACGTGCAACAGATCGGCGGGTACGGTGGTGGAGGAGGAAGTACCATCGGCCCGACATCTGGATGGGCCGGGCCTGGGAAGGGCGCAATATCGTCCCCATCGAATTATCAGTTACCACCCATTTTCCAGTCCTTCGCCAACGAGGGTTACATAGCATCTCCCACCCTGGCTATTGTCGGCGACCGACCTGGTGGTGAGTATGTCGTAGGGGCTGCCAGGTTTGAGGCGGCTATTGAGCGATTTGGCGGCGGGAGCGGCCAGGTGGTAATCAACGCGCCAGTGACGATTCAAGGGAACGTGTACGGCATATCCGATCTAGATGCCTACATGGACGAGAGAGACAGGCAACTCGAAGCTAAACTTTCGAATGCGAGGAAAAGATGAGCTGGGAAAACGTGGAGGTTAGGGTCACAAATCCAGGCCAAGCGGCTTTTGTGATCGAAGTGGACTCATGGAAGTTGAAAAAGTTCAAAGACCCCAGGAGGCCGCGAGAGTTCGATGTCGACATGAGCCGGTCGGTGCCGGTGAAACAGTTCGGCCTCATCGAAGTGCTGGAGGGCTCTGATGTAATATTTAGGGGAATTGCTGAGAAGTACAAGGTCAGCAAGACCCAGAAGACCATCCAGGCGAAGGGCGTGGAGTGGCTTCTATTCCATCGCTACACACCGATGTTCAATTATTGCTTTACCGACCTGACCATGCTGGGGATATTTAGAGACTCCCGGGACTCGATGTACGGTATACCCGGCCTGCTCCGGGTGGCTAACAGCTATTGCCCGACCGCAACGCCCTATGAGATGTACGATGCCGCCAAGAACATCGTAAAGCTCATAGGTGCTGGATCGGCCAGCCGGATAGGGGCGGCAGATATCTCGATGCTCACGGAAGAGCTTGAGCAGCCGCTCATAAGGCGCGCTGCCCTGGCCGACCTCCAGACCTATGACCAGTCGGTATATCAGGATGCCACGGACCTCTACGTCCGGTATGATGGCTCTTCCGGCGGTGGGGCGTTCGCCAACTGGTTCTGGTACTTGAATGGCGGCCTGATGGCTGAGAACGCATTCGATACCATGATTCGACTTGGCCAGCATGATGGGGAAAGTACCATCCTCACCGGCGGCCTGATGGTGGACTACAACCAGATAGGTGATCTCCTGTGCAACCTGGCAGAGTCTCACGGCTATTACATCCGGTGGAGAGACGGGGCGACCTATACCTATCTGGATGTCCGCTCGGAGCCTGGCGATGGCGCTGCAAGTGGATTGTACGAACTCACTGAAGACGACATAGACCTCCTGGAGAAGTCGGTGCCTCAGCAGGCCAGAATTCACTCGCTGACCGGAATGGGCGATGCCTGCCAGCAGTACCACACTGCTGGGGGGGATCTGACCTACAAGGGACTTTGGGTGGCGGATGTGTATGATTTTGAGAATGGCTTCAGGGATGCAAATGGGACGCTAATCCCCTACACAGATGATGAGTTCTCCAGGCGCCAGGCTGATTACAAGTACCGGATCAAGACGCCGCGACGCTTGCTCATGCTGCCGGGCGACTATATCAAGATAAATGTGGACTATGAACCCGTCGAGATCCTGCCGTCTGACACCATCGAGATATCTTCCAGTGACCTATCCACCACCATCGAGCTGGGCGGCAGAGATCCGGATTTCGTGGACGCTTTCGAAGCCCTCCAGAGCTTTGACGAAGGCTACTATGACCGCTACATGATAGAGTATTTTGGTGAGATAACTCAGTCAGGGACTTTCAAGTTCCGAGACAACGATCATTTTACTTGCGCTCCGTGCGTTCTGGGCTTCGCCGTGCCGCCTGATGCTAAGCATGCTGATCTGAATGCCCGGATCACGCTGGATGTCAATTTCTCGATGGACAACTACGTCAGGCGTGCTCTCGGGCGGTGGTGCGCTATCGTGATGACGAGCAGCAGGATACCGGCGGGCAGGCTGCCCAACTTCATGCTAGGCGATGCCCTGACCAGGATTGACGTCACCGATTTCGTGACAGAAAATGCTACAACCAACTTCAACTTCTATCTCTACCTGACGGGCAATTTCAGCGGTGCCCATAGCGATTGTACCGGCCATCCAGACATCCAGGTGAGCGCAACTATGCGATTCTGGAAGAGAGCCTTCGTCCCGAGCTGATCCGATGGCTATCTCTACCCCCTATTGTGAAATCGATGGACTGGTCTGCACCGATGTCGTCACCTCCATCGAGCCCCGGCCTGGCATGCGAAGTGTCGGAAAAACGAAGCTGCCCGGCAAGAGGTATGGCCGGATAGTGGACCAGGGCCAGTACCCCAAGAGCTATCTTGTGAAGGCCCGGTTCTGGGATGAGGACGATATGGATGACTGGCTGGAGGCTGTGAATGACATCCAGCCAGGTGCTGAGGCCTTTCTTTTCCGGAACGATAGATGCGTCTTGGTCGAGCTGGCCGAAGCCCACAAAGTCGAGGGCCAGGTGGCCTTAGACCCCCTCACTGGCGCGCCCATGAACTTCTACAGGGCAGAGGCTACGCTCCATTGTCTCGATTCTTATGAGTATGGGATTGACAAGGGCATAGCCTATGCGACTGCCAAGACTCTCCCCCAGGCTACCGCTCTACTTTCGAATGCCGGAAAGATCCCGGCGGGACTCGATTACCTGCATGTGTCGGGGGACTATGATGCGTCCCTGGGCTACACGGACGACCTCACTCTCTCTGTTCTGGCAGCAGACGGTACTACCATCTTAGATCAGATACTGCTATGTGGCCTCCTCATGAGGGGCGACCACTGGCGGCTCGACCGATGGGGCCGGATCGAGCATTATTACCAAAGCAATCTAGCCCAGGCCTGGGCGGATACCTCGATAGACCTGCATGGCATCACGTCGGGAGGATCGATATCCAGCGGTATATTGACTCTGGACAACAATGACCACTTCTATATGCCTTTCAGGGGCAGCAGTTATCCTTTGCCAGCGACCGAAGATTGCTATATTGAGCTTTGGGTTTCGGCTCTAGCCAATGATGTTTCGGTGGTCGCTGCATTCGAAACTGACAGATCGGATTGGTTCGATGTGGACTATACTCTGAAAGTCGGGTACAACAAGGTCTATATCCCTGACTGTGAAGGCGAGGATTTCATTGCAATGGGGGTGCTCGCCGCGTCTGGTGCGGCCAATACTATCAGCCTCACCGGCTTCCGGGGTACGGTTCACCGGTACATTCCCTATTCCAAGCTGCTCAAGATCGATCCGGGGGACGCTTTCTATCTGAAGCTGGACGATGCTGCAGGATCGAACAAGAAGCTCTCCGCCGTCGAACTTGCCTATCGAGACATTTTCTGGGGCTGATGACATGGAATACAGATATCCTCTGAAAGAAGAAGTGGTAACACTTCTGCACGGCTCCGGAGCACCTTCAGCTCTCCTCGGGGCGAACGGCAGCTATTACATTGACGACGATGCTCATACCGTCTATGGTCCGAAGGCGGGCGGCTCGTGGCCCTCGCCGTTCTCGATGGTCGGGCCAACCGGGGCCACAGGCGCGACTGGTGCAACCGGACCGCAAGGAATCCAGGGTCCAAAGGGCGATCCGGGCGGGGAAGTCGGAAACTGGAGCCTAAACGAGACTCCATCAGGCGCCGTGAACGGCACGAATGTAACTTTCACGCTGGCTCATACTCCAGTGGGCCAGATTATGCTCTACTTGAATGGCCAGTACATGACCGCCGGCGCAGGTGAAGACTATACTATATCCGGCAGCACAATCACGATGGCCGCCGCGCCTATAGTCGGCGACAAGATTCGAGCCAACTATCCGTACTAAGAGGTAATTTTCATGAAAAAGCTGATTCTCATATTAGCCTTAGCTCTGCTTTTATGCAGTTGTGCCGATGCCGCCACAAAGATAGGTCTAGATAGGCTGAACTGGTCGCAAAGCATCGACGGTATCAAGTTCTCGGGAACGGCCCCGGCATCGACAACTGGTGTTTTGTACAACGATTCTGGAACTCTGAAGTTCAATGGCGCGTCTGTAGGCGGCAGCGGGTCACCTAACGAATATACCACCATCTTGAAAATAGCATCTGGATCGATATACGAGTACGACGGAGACGGCAATATGCTGGATAGTGGAAGCAGTAGCACGCCGGCAGACGTCCATGATATCATCGAGCATGCTATAGGGCGAGGCGGCACATGCCTAATGCTGGCGGGCACCTACGATATCGGCGCGAATGAGATCAATCCTCCGACAGATGGCTCTCGGTGGGTGCTGGAAGGGGAGGATCGGGAGACCGTCATCATAAAGGGATCGGGCACGCAGGTCTTCAATTTTGCGAGCACGTCAGGCACGTATCGAGAGACCGGATGCATCCGGAATCTGACCATAGACGGCTCGACGGGCACCGCCCACGGGATAGTCATAGCCGCGAAATACTGTCGGACGGAAATAGCCTACAGGGTCAACATTGAAAATTGCGTAGATGCAATCAGTATCAGCGATTCGGTTGATTTGGACTTCACAGATGTAAGAATTTCGACATGCTCATACGGAGTTAAAATCCTGACAGGCTGCACCGCAATAAACTTCGTGCGGCCCTATATCGACACCATCACCAACCAGGGAATCTACTTAGAGGGAGAAGTGTGTGGATGCAAATTTTCTGATGGTGTGGTTGAAATGTGTGGTAATCCTGCGATCAAATTCTACCGCACCAGTAGCGGAAAACCGAGCGGTTGTGTGCTAGATTCTCTCTGGATCGAGGAAGACGGAACTAATGACCTAATCCTCTTCGATGGAAATACCGGTACGAGCGGCTGGTATGGGCCAACTGGAAATATCATCCAGCGATGCACATTTCATTGCGGATCGGACGTGAATGCGTTCGTGATTACTCGCGGCAGGCGAAACATTTTCTCAGAGAACGTCTGCTTTGGGTCCGGTAGCAACCATTTCACCATCTCGGAGGGTGCGTATTCGGAGACCGACCTGATCCTGAATTGCGTCACCACCGGCTCAGGCCATTGGGTGGTGTCGGATTCCGGGACCACAAACGTGAAAACAAACGTCGCCGAGGCCGAATGAGCGGCACGTTCCGGCCCCGGCTTATGTGCTGTGGATTGCTGTCCATAAGGATGGATATGGCGGATTGCCTCATGGCCGCTATGTCAAATTGCAGGTTTATTGACAACGGGTTTGTCAATCTTGGTAGTATGGGAATGAATTTTCATGGAAACGTGTTATATTCTACCATATCCGGAAACGTATTTGAAAATTGCAATATGTATAATGATGCAAATTTCCGGGCCATTAGCACGGGCACCGGTAGCTGTTATAACTCCTTTGTGGGAAACACTGGCTATAATTATATCAGCAGTACCAAGGCACCGTTTATATGGGGTTCGGATCATTCCTCATATTCTGCTAATGTAGTCTATGGCAAGTTTTCTGATGATATCAGCAACGCCGGGTCCGGGTCGGTCGAAGCTGGCACGGTGGCAACTCTAACGTGAGCAGTACAAATACTGACTACAATATATTTTTTGTATGAATTATTTGTACTTCGGAGGAAACTATGATGAGACGCTATTGTGTGAACCTGAGCGACGAAGCCGTGAAGGTCTGGCAGGAATACCAGACCAAAACCGGCCTCAAGCGCGACCCCGCCCTCGATGCCCTCCTGCTGGAGTTCGGAGGGCTCAAACCACCCGAGCCAGTCGAGCCGGAGGAGCCCACCAGGCGCGATGTCGAGGTCAGCCAAAAGGGAGACCTAATCCTGGTCCGGGCCGGGCTCAAGACTCTCCTATCCACTCCGAAAAGCGACGCTGCAAACGCTTTTCAGGTTGCAGTTGCTGCCGTCCCATCCGGCGGCTCCCTGGGAATCGGAGAGGGGCTCTATGAGCTTCCGGCCCCCTATCCCGTCGCCCTGGACGCCGATGGGGGCAATATATTCTATTGCTGCATTCCGATTCTCGATAAGAGCATGCACATCTTCGGTGCTGGCGCGGGGAAGACCGTTCTCAAGCTCGCTGCCTGGCAGCGGAGTGCATCCAGGCATGTGGTGATGATGCTGATCAGAGGGACGGGGCCGATGGCTCCGGGCTATTCCTCCTTTTCGGTGGATGGCCTGACTCTCGACGGGAACGTGAAATATCAGTATTCGGGAACCCAACACGACGGCGAAGCCCTGATCCTGGTGGGATCTGCCAGGCGGAACGGGAAATATGCCAACCTGGAGCTGCGAAACTCACATGGCGCGGGCCTCTACCTTGGGAACAATGGCGGCGGATCGGGAACCAATGAGCTGATCCAGAATTGCATCGCCCGAAGCTGCGCGGACAAAGGGATCATGCTCGATACCTGCCAGGATAGCCGGGTGGAGGATTGCCAGGCGTGGGCCTGCCAGGAGGGGCTATGCCTGTATGGAAATGATGACTGGCAGACCAGGGGGGCGGATCGGGTCACGGTGGCCGGCTTCCAGACAGATAGCCAGGTTATGGTCTGGCAGGTGAACGACTTCAAGCTGGATGGCCTGGATATGGACTGCTCCAAGGCGGCCTCCTCCTATGGTCTGGTGGTCAGGGACGGGTCCGGCCAGGTGCTCCTATCCCAGCTCAAGAGCGATAAGAAGAAAACAGGAGCCTATGGCAGCGCCACATACCTCTATCGCGGTGCGGCGGTAGGATTCCAGAACTGCCAGATCTCGGGATATTATGGCATCCGGGCAATCGAGCGCGCAAAAGTCCTCGCGACCAACTGCGATATATCAGCATCCGGCGCTTGCTTCGCGATGGTCGATCAGAACGCGCCGATGGAGGCTAGCATCACCGCGGAAGGCTGCAAGACCTCGGGGAAGAAGGTCGAGCTGCAGGAAGGGGCGACGTTCGAAGAGATGTGAAAAAAAAGGTTATTCGGGCAACTCGTCCCATCGCTTCAATGCTGCCCCGATGACATCATTGAAAAAATCTAAAATGTCAGGGAACCGATGGGACTCCACCGCGATCTCTACTAGATGAGATTCCAAATCTGCGAAAGAGGCGGTCATCTCAGGCCACCTCCCTGCTCAGGACGGCCTCCCAGCCGCTCTCAGTGAGTTGGCGATCCTCCTCCTGCCAGCCTTCCTTATTCATCAAATCATCTGCCTGGAAGGAACATGCAAAATGCCTCTCTTGGACTCTCTGGGTATCGGAGCATTGCCCGCAACAGGCGGGCGCTATGATGTATTCCCTGCCTGGCAAGGGGGCAATCCCCCACGGGTAGCCTTCCAGCTCTCCGGGGTATGGGGCGCGGGCCATCTTAGGCCACCTCCTCGACCTCTATCATGGCGAGCATGTCGTCGATGATCGCTATCGCCCAAGCCGTCTCGCCTACGGATACTCTCCCTCGGATGTCTTGGAGATTCGCACGAATCTCAGATATGGTCAGAGATGACCATCTAGCAGGAGCAGGCATCTAGGCCACCTCCTCGACCTGATCCACCAGGGCGCGGTAGATCGCGGCGATGTCCTTGGTTCGGACGATGTGTCGCGTGCCGTCCAGGTTCGGCCACCGGTCCCGAACCACGCTCTCCTCATCATCGAGCTTGATGATCTCAAGATAGACCCCATCGTTGTCGCCTGCCTGCGAATCAGGATCGACGACATTCAGCTCGACAACGCTATTCTCAGATGCTTCGAATACGACATCTAGCATCTCAGTTTCAGTCATTTTCAGCGCATTTTCAGCTTCGATTCTTATCATCACATTTCATCTCCAATACCTACTTAGTCGTCTTGCTATATATACCTTACGACAAAAAAACGTTGTCTTTGCGCTGAAGCGAAGCTTTTATATATCATAATGGTGCTATATGGTAGTATGAAAGACGATGAGCTGGTTTTTCACGCGAAGATGGACGCCAGGGGCAAAATCCAGATCCCAAAGCGCGAATATGAAGCGCGAGGGTGGAAACCTGGCAGCATGTTCGCGATCAGGATATCCAA